CGAAAAAGATCTTTTCTTTCCCACACTTCTCGTGTAAAAAATATATTATTTTATTTCATAATGTGAAACAAAATTAAATAAATAAATAATTTATTATATTACCTAGTATATTAAGTAAGGAATTCCCTAGTTTTTTAAGTAACTGGTCAGATTATGGTTAGTTTTTATATTTTAATATAATTATTATGTCTGATATTCTACAAAATATCTGATATTTTATTGTTTATTTCATATACTGAAACAAAATCCTTGCACCCCATCGGCTCGGCTGCAAATTGCATGGGAGCTATTTAAACACAAAACAAACTCTCTACGAACTTTAGCCAGTACCTAAAACCTTATGAATAAAAAACCTAAAAAGAAAAAACAAATAGATCCATTCAAAGAATTAGTAATGGCACTAGAAAAGAAAACTCAGCTTCCAGAGTCTAGTGGTAGAGGTCAAGTTAAAGGAAGAGATGTAGCCAGTATGAAAGATTATTTAGAGCAGGAAAGTAAGGATGCTTGAAAATCGTCATACCTTATAAGCCAAGAGAACATCAAAAGGCTGTCCATAAAAAATTAAAAAGATTTAATGTCCTTGTCTGTCATAGACGATTTGGCAAGACTGTTTTATGTATTAATGAACTGCTGAAAAAAGCAATGCAGAATACATTGCCAAGACCTAGATATTATTATCTAGCTCCTACCTACTCAATGGCAAAAAGAACTGCTTGGGATTATGTGAAAGAATATACTGGTGTTTTACCAGATGTAACTTACCATGAAACTGAGCTTAGAGCAGATTTACCTAATGGTGCAAGAATACAATTACTAGGTTGTGAGAGACCTGACAGCCTTCGTGGGTTGTATATAGATGGAGTTGTACTCGATGAGGTGGCTCAGATGCCACCTAGATTATGGACTGAAGTAATCAGACCTGCTCTCAGCGATAGAAATGGGTTTATGATTGGAATTGGAACTCCACAAGGACACAACAGCTTCCACCAGTTATATGACCATGCGTTACATCAAGAAGATTGGTATGCAGAAATATTTAAAGCAAGTGAGACAGGCATTATTTCCGAGCTAGAACTTAATGAAGCAAAAGCCTTAATGCCAGAAGAAGTATATGAAGCAGAATTTGAATGCTCTTTTGATAGTGCAGCCATAGGCTCAATCTATTCAAAAGGATTAAATAAAGCAGAAGAAGAAAAAAGAATTACAAAAGTTCCTTATGAGACTGGTATCAAAGTCAATACATACTGGGATCTTGGGATGGCAGATAAAACTGCTATTTGGTTTGTGCAACAAAAAGGAAGTGCATTCCATATCATAGATTACTACGAAGATAGTGGAGAGAGTTTAGAATTTTATGCAACTGTTCTTGATGAGAAAAAGTACATATACGATACGCATTACCTCCCACATGATGCAACAGTCAGAGAACTTGGAACAGGTGTTAGTCGTGTCGAAACAGCACAAAGTTTAGGACTGAGAACATCTATTGTTCCAAAGCTCTCTGTCGAAGATGGCATTAATGCTGTAAGAATGGTTTTATCTAGGTGTTGGTTTGACCATGAAAAATGTAAACATGGAATTGATGCTTTAAGGCAATACAGATGGGCAGTAAGTGAACGAGGAGAATTAAAAAATAAACCAGTTCACGACTGGACTTCCCACGCAGCAGATAGCTTTCGATACTTTTCAGTAGGCAACAATCAGTCAAGCGAATGGACAACAAAATTAAAATATAACAACGCAGGAATTATTTAACGAATGGCAAAATTATCAAAATCAAAATTACTAGCACTAATTTCACAAGAGATCTCAAGCTCTCTTGGATTTTATGATAGTGATTTATCAACGCAACGCAAAGAAGCACTTAAATATTATTTAGGAGAGCCTTTAGGTAACGAGACAGAAGGCAGAAGCTCAGTTGTATCACAAGATATATTAGAGGTTGTAGAGTCAATATTGCCAAGTTTAATGCGTATGTTTACGCAATCAGACAAAATGGTAAACTTTGAGCCACAACAAGCTGAAGATGTACCTTATGCAGAGCAAATTACTGACTATTGTAACTTTATTTTTAATAGAGATAACGATGGTTTTGCTATTTTGCACTCTATGTTTAAGACTGCACTCCTTCAGAAGAATGGTTTTTGCAAAGTTTATTGGAAAACATCAAAAGATCAGAAAAAAGAACACTATGAACACTTAGACGAGACACAATATCAAGCATTACTCATTGATGAAGAGGTTGAAATTGTTGAAGTAGAAGAAATTGAAGAAGATGATGGCATTTTTTATAACTGTGAAGTTAAAAGAGTTAAAGAATATGGCAGATGCCAGATAGATCCTGTGCCACCAGAAGAAATTTTGGTTTCTCCAAGAGCAAAAAACTTAAAAGACTGTAATTTTATTGCTCATAGAGTAACAAAAACTGTTTCTGAGCTAATAGACATGGGTTTTAATAAAAAAGATGTCGAAAACTTGCCTAGTAGTGAGCAAGATGTCTTTAATACTGAAGCAACAGTAAGAAGAAGTTATGATGATCCAACTATGGACATTGAAATTTCTAATATTGATCCTTCACAGCGAGTAGTACAAATAACTGAGTGCTATATGAAGGTTGATATGGATGGCGATGGCATTGGAGAGCTAAGAAAGATCATTGTTGGTGGAAGTGGCTATAATAATTACATTATTTTAGAAAATGAAGTCATCAACAAGCTACCTTTTGCTATGTGTGTGGCTATTCCGATGCCTTTTAGGTTTTTTGGTCTATCCATGTACGATTTATTGGCTGATGTGCAAATGATGAGTACAACAATCATGCGAAATACCCTTGATAATATGTATTTCCAAAATAATGCAAGAACAATAGTTGTCGATGGTCAAGCAAACCTAGATGATTTACTTACTTCAAGAGCAGGTGGCATTGTACGAGTAAAATCGCCTAATGCAGTTACACCTTTACAGACTCCAAACTTTTTAAATGATGGTTTGGCTATGTTGCAAAAGATTGACCAGTTAAAAGAGAAAAGATCTGGAGTTCCAAATCAATTAATGGGTTTAAATCCAGATACAATTAACAAATCACATACCACAGCAGAATCTACACGATCTATGATGCAAAGTTCTACGCAAAGAATAGAACTTATTGCAAGATCTTTTGCTGATGGAGTAAAAGATTTATTTGAATGTATATTAGCGACCATTTGTGAGTACCAAGATCAAGAAAGAATAGTTAAATTACGAGGAGAGTTTATTCCAATGAATCCTCGTCAATGGACTTCGCATTATGATTGCACAACACAAGTTGGACTAGGAACAGGAAACCAAGATCAACGACTAGAAGTATTACAACAAGTATTAAATGTTCAAGAAAAAATGATACAACAACAAGGTGGAATGGGAATGGTTACACCACAAACTATCTATAATACGATAGAAGCATATTTGCAAAATAGTGGTTATAAAGATGCAACGCAATTCTTTAATGATCCTTCACAGCAACCACCACAACCACCTCAACAAGAAAAACCAGATCCTGCATTGCAATTAGCAGCACAAGATATTGAAATGAGAAAACAAAAGGCTATGGCAGATGCAGATTTTAAAAATAGAAAATTAGAAGCTGATAATGAATTTAAGATGCAAAAATTAAACCTCGATGAACAGAAACTTGCCACGCAAGTTGTGAAAGAGCAAACTGTATCACAATTAGAAAAAGAAAAATTAGCTTCTAAAATTCTACAACAAGGAATGAATTAATGGCAACTTTTACACCCTTCATGCAAGGTACTGATGCACAAAAAGTAATTAACGATTATCTTGGTGGTAAACTTGAAACTAAACCTAATGTTAATACAGCAGGTAAGTTTCGTAATCCTTTTTATGATTTACGAACAGTACAAGAAGGTTTAGGCGAACTAGATCCTAGTGCAGATTTTCCAAATTCACAATTAGATTTTTCTGCAACAGATACACCAGTTGATCCTTGTCCAGAAGGTTATATGTTAGTTGATGGTGTGTGTCAGCCAATAGAAAGATTTGGTCAATCAGCTTATGATGAACAAAGAAATGATAATAACAATGTAGAAGAAAGACCATATTATTCTATTGATGCAATGAAAGATTTATCTGATGAAGAATTACTTGATTATTTAACAAGTGGTTATCTTGGTAATAGTCTTTTAGGTTATTTGCCAAGTAAAGGAAGTAAAGTAACTTTAAAAGGCACTCCTCCTAATATTTTATCTTTAGGACTTGGTGTATTAGGTTTAAATGATTCAGCATTAAGAGAAGAATTTATTAAAAGTGAATTAATGAAAAGAGGTTATTT